TATTCTACGGCATGCCAATATTAGCTGAAAATAATAAACCTAGATTATTATATTATTTTAAACGTAGAGGTTATAGAGGTTTTTCAATAAATAGACCAGATAAAATTTGGAATAAATTATCTACAACAGAAAAAGAAATTGGTGGAATACCTAATTCAAGTGAAGACATTAAGCAAGCTCACGCGGCTGCTATTGAATCTTATATAGAAACTCACATTGGATATTCTAACGAAGAATATGGTGATATGTATTTTCAAAAAACACTAGAAGACTGGGCTACTTTTGACATAAACAACAGGACAAAGCACGATGCTTCTATAAGCTCTGGTTTAGCAATAATGGCTTGTAATAAAAACAAGTATACGCCCGTGCCTATGATTACTAAAAAAAGTATTGATTTAGGTATAAAAAAATATAATAACGAAGGAAGTTTATCTAAAATAAAAAAATAAATGCAAATACAAACTTATAATGGCAGTTCATTCCCGGATCAGGTGGTACCTGACGAGGTTAAAGAAAGTTTAGACTACGGCAGGCAAGTTGGTAGAGCGATTGAAGGAGATTGGTTTAGCGGTACTAGAACTGGCGTGTCAGGCAGGTATAACACTAATTATAATAATTTTAGAAATTTAAGATTATACGCGAGAGGCGAACAAACAGTTCAAAAATACAAAGACGAGTTAGCAATTAATGGTGATTTATCTTATTTAAATTTAGACTGGAAACCAGTACCTATTATACCTAAGTTTGTAGATATAGTAGTTAATGGCATGGATGGCAAGCTATATGATGTTAAAGCTTATGCTCAAGATCCAGAGTCAATAAAGAAAAGAACTCAATATGCAGAAGCTCTACTAAGAGATATAGAAGCAAAAAAACTTATAGATCAAATACAGAGTGTAACAGGCATGAATATGTATTCTACTTCTAATCCAGAAGATCTTCCTCAAAATAGAGAAGAATTAGATGTACATATGCAATTAACTTACAAGCAATCAATTGAAATTGCAGAAGAAGAAGCTATAAACAACACTTTAGCATTTAACAAGTACGAACTTACCAGAAGAAGAATGGCGCAGGATTTAGTAGTTTTAGGCATTGGCGCTGTTAAAACTTCTTTTAACTTGTCTGAAGGTGTTACTGTAAAGTACGTTGATCCGGCTGACTTAGTTTATTCATATACTGATGATCCAAACTTTCAAGATATATGGTACGTAGGGGAAGTTAAATATATAAGTTTAAATGAACTTAAAAAAGAATTTCCTTACTTAGATGATGAAGATTTAGAAACAATACAGCAGTACCCTGGTAGCGCTAGCTACAACTATCAATTTAACGGCAGACAAGACAACAATAGTGTAGCTGTTTTGTATTATGAGTATAAAACTTATAGTAATCAAGTTTTTAAAATAAAAGAAACTAACACTGGCTTAGAAAAAGCTATTGAAAAACCAGATACTTTTAATCCACCTAAAAACGATAACTTTGATAGAGTATCAAGATCTATAGAGGTATTGTATCAAGGAGCAAAAATTTTAGGCCACGACATGATGTTAAGCTGGAAGCTAGCTAAGAATATGGTAAGACCAGATTCTAATTTAGTTAAAGTAAATATGAATTATAACATATGCGCTCCTAAGATGTATAAGGGTCGTATAGAGTCCTTAGTTAGTAGAATGACAGGTTTTGCTGATATGATCCAACTAACTCATTTAAAGCTTCAACAAGTTTTAGCTAGAACAGTGCCAGATGGTGTTTTCTTAGATGTAGATGGGTTAGCAGAAGTTGACTTAGGTAATGGTACTAATTATAATCCAGCAGAAGCATTGAATATGTATTTTCAAACTGGTAGTATATTAGGTAGATCGATGACTCAAGATGGTGGCGCAAACCCAGGTAAAGTTCCAATACAAGAGCTACAATCCGGATCAGGAGCTGCTAAGATGCAGTCTTTAATTCAAACTTATCAATATTATCTACAAATGATGAGAGATGTTACCGGTCTTAATGAAGCTAGAGATGGTAGTCAGCCAAATAAAGATTCTTTAGTAGGTTTACAAAAGCTTGCTGCTGCTAATTCTAATACAGCAACTAAACATATAGTACAAGCTAGTTTATATCTATCAGCTAGAACATGCGAAAATATATCTTTAAGAATAGCTGACATGCTAGATTTTCCTCTAACTAAAGAAGCTCTAAAGTCAAGTATTAGTTCTTACAACGTAGGTACATTAGAAGACATGCAGAATTTAAATATGTTTGAGTTTGGTATATTTTTAGAGTTAGTTCCAGACGAGGAAGAAAAAGCTCAACTAGAGCAAAACATACAAGTAGCATTACAGTCACAATCTATAAACTTAGAAGATGCTATAGAGATAAGAGATATTAAAAACTTAAAGCTAGCTAATCAATATATAAAGATTAAAAGAAAACAGAAAGCTGCTGAAGATCAACAAAAGTCTCAAGCTAACATACAAGCTCAAGCTCAAGCAAATGCAGAGTCTAGTGAAAGAGCTACATTGGCTGAAATGCAAAAACAACAAGCGCTAGCAGAGACAACTCTTCAAATAGCTAAAGGTAAATCAGAATTTGAAATAAACAAAATGCAGCAAGATGCAGAGTTGAAAAAACAAATGATGCAGATGCAGTTCAAGTTTGACAAAGAGTTAAAACAAATGGAAGTAGATAGACTTTTTGAAAAAGAAAAGCTAATAGAAGATAGAAAAGATACAAGAACAAAGATTGAAGGTACTCAGCAAAGTGAAATGATTAATCAAAGAAATTTAAATTTACCACCTATAGATTTTAAACAAGGTGGCGGGGCACAAGACTCTATACCCGAAGCAATAGTAGAGTAATTATTAACTATTATATTATATTACGTCAGAAGAAATAAAAGAAACAAAAGGAGGAGAGTTGACTCAAGGCGAATTTAAAATTAAGAAAAAACCAAATAAATTAATTAAAGAAAACACTCCATTAAAAATAAATCTTAATAAAGAAAAAGTAGAAGAAGAGGTAAAAGAAGAGGTAAAAGAAGAGGTAGAGAAAAAAGTAGAAGAAGTGGTAAAAGAAGAAGTTGATTTAAAAAAAGAAGAATCAACAGAACCTATTATACAAGAAATTACTGAAACTGAGGAAAAAAAAGAAGAAGTAAAAAAAGAAACAAAACCTCAACTAAACTTAGAACTACCTGAAGGTTTAGATAAGCTTGTTAAGTTTATGAAAGAAACAGGTGGAACTGTTAAGGATTATGTTAGATTAGACACTGATATTTCTAGTGTTGATGAAAATACTTTATTAAGAGAATATTACAAAAGTACTAAGCCACATTTAGACAATGAAGAAATTGATTTTATAATGGAAGATCAATTTGGATTTGATAAAGAGTTGGATGAAGAGCGAGATATAAAGAAAAAGAAACTCGCCTTTAAAGAAGAAATTGCAAATGCCAAGAGTTTTTTGGAAGAGACTAAGGATAAATATTACGAAGAGATCAAGTTGAGACCTAGTATAACCGAAGATCAACAAAAAGCAACGGACTTTTTCAATAGATACAACAAAGAACAAGCAAGAGCAAACACACAACAGCAAGAGTTTATTGATTTAACTAACGAATATTTTTCCGATGATTTCAAAGGTTTTGAGTTTAACGTAGGAGAAAAGAAGTTTAGTTATAATATTAATAATGCTCAAGAGGTAGGTAAGACACAGGTTAAGTTATCAGAATTCACTAAGATGTTCTTAAATGAAGATGGTTCAATAGCCGATTATAAAGGCTACCACAAAGCTATGTTTGCTGCTAGAAATGCTGATACTATAGCTAAACATTTTTATGAACAAGGTAAATCCGATGGAATTAAAGATGTAGTTGATAAATCTAAAAATATAGAAGCATCATCACGACCTCAAAATAATGGTGATATTTTTATTGGCGGATTAAAAGTTAAAGCAGTGTCTGGCGTTGATAGTTCTAAGTTGAAAATTAAAACAAAAAATAAAAACTAAAAACTAAATAAATGAGTTTATCTGGAGGGAGTTTCCCTGCGTCAATAGTGCCGGCGCAAAAGAGAATGGCACTTTCATCAAACTTTCTAGAGTTTAATACTGGATCTGGTAAAGATTTTGCTCAGCAATATCTACCTGAACTTTATGAAGCCGAAGTAGAAAGATACGGAAATAGGACTTTGTCTGGTTTCTTGAGAATGGTAGGAGCTGAAATGCCTATGACTTCTGATCAAGTAATTTGGTCTGAACAAAATAGACTTCACGTTGCTTACAAAAGTTTAGCTGCTAACATTAGCGTTGCTAATAGTGGTACTTCTACTGCAAAAATTACAGTTGAACCACTATTAACTGGAACAGGTCCAGGCGGTGGTAATTTATCAAAAATCGCTGTAAGAGTTGGTCAAACAGTTCTTTTATCTGACCAAGCTACAGGTTTAGTAACAATGAAAGTTTTAGTTACAGCTTTAACTACTAATGACACTAAGTTTGAAGCTCAAATATACGGAGCTGATACAGTTCCAGCAGGATTACTTAATACAAATAATGTAAACATGTTTGTATATGGTTCTGAGTTTAAAAAAGGTACTGACGGAATGGAAGGTTCTATTGAGCCATCTTTCACCCAGTTCTCTAACAGACCTGTAATTATCAAAGATAAGTACGAAATTAATGGTTCTGATACTGCTCAAATTGGGTGGGTTGAAGTTGCCACTGAAGACGGAACATCTGGATATTTATGGTATCTAAAGGCTGAGTCTGAAACTAGACTACGTTTTGAAGATTATCTTGAAATGATGATGGTTGAAGGTGAAGATGCTAAGCTTGCTAATGGTACTGCTTCTGCATTGAGTACTGCAGGATTTGAAGGTACGGAAGGTATGTTTGAAGCTATCGAAAAAAGAGGTAATATATACTCTGGTTTCGCTGGCGCTGCTGCTCCTGGAGCTGGTGCTTTAGGTGATTTCGATGAAATCCTTAAAAACTTAGACAAGCAAGGTGCTATTGAAGAGAACATGTTATTCTTATCTAGAGCTACTGCTCTTGATTTTGATGATATGATTGCTGCTATGGCAGGTGGAGGTTATGCTTCTACAGCTTCAGCTTCTTATGGTTTATTTGATAACGAACAAGAAATGGCATTAAACTTTGGATTTACTGGATTCAGAAGAGGTTCTTATGACTTCTACAAGACTGACTGGAAATATCTAAATGATGCTTCTACTAGAGGATTAGACAAAGCGATTGATGGTGTTTTAGTTCCTGCTGGAACTTCAACAGTATATGATCAAATGTTAGGATCTAACATTAGACGTCCTTTCTTACACGTAAGATATAGAGCTTCTGAAACTGAAGATAGAAGATTCAAAAACTGGATTACTGGTTCAGTTGG